TATCAACTAAATGACAACTATAGTACAAGTCTTATTAATGCAACTCCTCATCAAGCATGGAGAGCAGGGTTCCGTGAAGGTGTTAAGATGAGTTTGAATAGAGGTGCTAAAGTTAAAGACCTTGCAAACGATACTTGGTGGCAAAATCATCAGCGTTTGTTGATATGGATGCAAGTTGGTGCTGATGTAGACAATGGTATATGGAGTGTAATGGGTGCAAGGCAAGGTTGTTACATGACAACATGTACAGATTGGGACTTTGTGCAAACAAGAGACTTTACATATCTTAATAAACTGTGGGAAGAAACAAAAGATAAAGACCCATTAGTGTACAGCAAAGAATTAGGTCAACGACTTAGTAGCGAGTGTGGATTGCCTATCTCGTCTGCACCGTTTGACGATGAACAAAGTCATTTTTTCAAACAAGTATACATTAACACAGACAGAGTTATTCGTAAATGAATGAATTAGAAAAAATTAAAACACTAATGCCTAAAATTGAGGATGAAACCTCTCCAACATTCTGTTTAGCAAAGTGGCATCACACAACTATCTATCTTGCAACAGGAGAAACACATAGTTGTTACCATCCTGCTCCGCATAAAATTCCTTTAGAAGAATTAGAAGGAAATCCTAGTGCGTTGCACAACACAAAGCAAAAGAAATCTGAACGTAGTGCAATGATGTGTGGAGATAAACCAGACGGTTGTAGTTACTGTTGGAAAATTGAAGCAATGGGTAAAGACTTTGTAAGTGATAGACATATTAAAACTGCAAGTATATACACGCCTGAAAGAGTAGCGGAAATAAAACAAAAAGGGGCGGATTTTAACGTAAATCCTGAGTATATTGAAATTAGTTTTAGTAATGAATGTAATTTTAAGTGTGGATACTGTCACCCTAAAGCCTCTAGTAGGTACTGGAACGAAATAAAACAACACGGACCATACGACATGTCAAGTACACATAGGCAAGACATTGATTGGTTTGAAGTACAGAAGGACGAAGATACTAATCCATACGTAAAAGCGTTCTGGGAATGGTGGCCTGAACTTAGTAAGACACTAAACATTTTGCGTATTACAGGTGGCGAACCATTAATGCATAAAAGTTTTTGGAAACTGTTAGAAAAGTTAGATAACGATCCTAAGCCACACATACAAATTGAAGTAAACAGTAACATGGGTGTTAAGCCCAAGCTAGTTGAAAGACTAACTGAAACAGTTAAGCGTTTAAAAGCAGAAGGCAAGATTAAAAGTTTTAAATTATACACTAGTATTGATACTTGGGGACCAAGAGCAGAATATGCACGTACTGGTTTAGACATTAAGTTGTGGGAACAAAACTTAGATTACTATCTAAGCAATACAAACTGGCCTGTAACGTTTATGATTACATTTAACATATTTGGTGTAACTAGTTTTACCCAACTATTAGAAAAAATACTAGAGTGGCGTACCAAATATAATAGTGACGACAATGCTACACAGTGGCAACGTGTTAGATTTGATACACCTCATTTAAAAGAACCAAGTATATATGACATGAACATTTTACCTAAAGAAGAATTTATGCCGTATATGGAAAAACATTTACAGTTTATTAAAGATAACCAAGACGACAACAATCGTACTAAGTTTACAGGATTAGAATATGAAAAGTTTAAACGTGTAGTAGAGTATATGCGTACAACACACTATGAACCACGTAAGCTAGAACAAGCACGTAGAGATTTTCATAACTGGTTTAAAGAATTTGATCGTAGACGTAACTGTAACTTGGTAGAAACTTTTCCAGAACTAGAAGGCTTTTATAATGACTGCGGAAAGTAATACATTTTGCATACTTCCTTGGATTCATTTCTATGCTAATCCAGACGGCAACGTACTTCCTTGTTGTATAGGCGATTGGCGCCAACCTCTTGGTAACACACGTAAGAACACTATTAAAGAAATATGGAATAGTGAAGAATATAAAAAACTAAGACTAGCGTTATTGAACAGCGAAAAGCCTAGTGCGTGTACACAATGTTGGAAGCACGAAGAAGCAGGAATAGAAAGCAATAGAATTGCACAAAATAATAGATTTAAAAAACACATCAGTATAAAAGACGAAACCAATTTTGACGGTTCGTTAGATATAATGAAGTTATTATATTTTGATGTACGCTGGAGTAACATTTGTAACTTTAAATGCAGAACCTGTAGTAGTACTTACAGTTCTACATGGGCTGTAGAAGATAACAAGCAAGGTGAAAAGAAACCTGTATATATTTTTGCAGGTGGCGACAACAACGATAATTTGTTTGAACAGTTTAAGCCGTACCTTAAAGGTATCCAAGATTATTATTTTGCAGGCGGTGAACCTCTTATTACAGATAAGCACTATGATATTTTAGATTATTTAATTGAAAATAAAAAGACTGATGCTGTACTACAATACAACAGTAATCTAAGTAATTTATTTTTTAAGAAGAAAAGTATTACAGAGTATTGGAATAATTTTAAACACGTTGAAGTACGTGCAAGTATTGACGGCTATGGAAACAGGGGTGAGTATATTAGAGAAGGTACTGACTGGCCAACTATTGAACAGAACTTAAAAATTATTAAAGAAGAAAGTCCGCATGTAATTATTAGTTTTAATTGCGTAGTAAGTGCGTTCAACGTATTAACACTTGTAGACTTTTTAGAATATATGTCTAGCAAAGGGTTTGATGTAAACAACAGTACGCTTTATAATATTGTTGAACCTAATCATTATAGTTTTAATGCACTAACAGATGAACAAAGACATACAGCAATAGATAAGTTACAAGCATACGCAAATACAGTAACGCATACAGAACATTTAAGATATGTAAATGGTGTTATTGATTACTTGCACAAGTCAACATTTGATCAAAGTGCAAATGATTTGTTTAAATCTAAAAATATGTATTTTGATAAAATACGTAATCGTTCTTTTAACGAAACGTTCCCAGAACTTATTGATGTATTAACGGATTAATTTGCGTATTAGGACGCATAATAGTTTCGTACTTTAACATATCTAACCAACGCGGTTTCATTTCATATAAACTAAAGCCATTACCAGGTTGTCCTAGACAAGCACCTTTCATTAGTTTGATCCACGTCTTTTGTGTAGCACCTACTACTTGATCAGTATTATCACTCCAGTCATGCTTGAATACGTTTTTTAAGTAATCGTAATGTTCAAGTGGAGTAGGGTGTCCGTCTTGAAATATTTTATGTACAATCTTTCTATCTTTTGCTATTTTAGCCTCTAAGTTATTGTTCCATAGTGTACTATAAAAGCTAGGTAGTATTTGATGTAAACTTTCGTCATACATTTCTGTAAGTGTTTGTAAGTTTAAGTTAGGATTCTTTTTTAGATCCCACTGGTTTGAAAACTCAAAATCTAACATCTTAATCATGTGATGATTAGTACGATGTTTAAGTAATTGATGGGCACTTTTAATTAGTGCAAAATCTCTAACATAAGATCCAAACTCACTAAAGTAGTTTTCAATAAACTGTTCATCGTAGGATCCTTGCGAAAATATATTACCTGGAACTAGCCAACCGTCTTTTTCAGGTAAGTATCTATCTTCACGGCATACATTAGTCCATTGTACAATAACTAAATCATTATGATCAAAATTGTATATGTTATCAGCCTGCATAATCATGTTGTGTATATACTGATTACCTGCACCACTACGACCAAAGTTTCTAAACTCTGCTTCAGGAAATTCTACACCTAGTATGTTTGCCCATGTACCCCATTGATATCCAGTAAAACTACAGCCAAATGTAAAAATCCTTCTAGGATGGTTATGTATTAGTTTCTTCATTCTTTTTCTCTTTTAAATATTTAACCAAATCAAACATAACGTTTTTAGTATGCTTTTCTTGTATCATAGTTTTAAGGTTGTGTACAGATATATCTGCAAATCTAAACTTCCAATTGATTGCTTTTTTAGGATCTAACTGTTGTAGGTGGTCTACTTGCCTAGTTATTTGTGCTTTAAGTTTAGTCCAACGCTTGTATGTATCTCGTTCATCATCAAAGCTATAATCAAATAACTCAGTATATAGTTTGTAGCCGTAGTCTTGTAATTTCTGATTACACTGATGCTGACCAAATATAATAAATGGTTGTAAATGGTATATACTTCTAAATGTTTTTTCACTCCAGAACAAGCTAGTACCGTTCCAGTTTTCTGCAAATGTTTCGTTTACAACTTGAAATAATGTTTGCTGATGCAAGTAGCTGTTTAGACTTAAAGCATGATTAGTTATAAAATCCTCTGTATCAACTGTAAGAGGTAGAATATTTTTATTCCAAGTTTTTAAATTAGACCGACTAATATTTGAACCTATTGGTAACAGATAACTTTCCATATGTTTGATAGTTTTTTTATCAAATCTGTTATGACTTACTAATCCGTGATTGTATAAATCACTGTGAAAAATTTCATATGCACTTAACGTCCGGTGTGGCCTGTTAACACGACTTAGGCTTAAAAATGATTTACCTGTGTAACGTTTTTTTGTTTGTTCTATTTCTTCTTCTAGTCGCTCTTGCAAAATAAGTTCAATAGGTTTCTTTTCAATTTGTTGTCCAATAGCATTACCAGGCTTCATAGCACCTGCTATTCCAAATATCATACTTTCAAAATTATTAAATGTAACAACTTTAATTGATCGTTCAATCCCGTGTTCCATATTATAACGTATAATATTATCGTTGTCGTACATGTTTGAACTAAAGAAAATAATTTTTTCAGGATCTACTCTTGCTTGTTTACAACTATAATATAGTACATCAAAAAACGGAGCATCGTGTATTGTACTAAAGCCTTCGGTACTAGCATCAAAAAAGAAAAAACATTTTGGATCTTTTCTTAATTTTGACTGAGCTCGTTGTTTAACATACTGAAAAATATTAACATCTTTCTGCCATTTAGGATAATCAATTAACGCATGTACAACAGACACATCACCAAACGCTTCTTGACTTAGTACTATTTGATCTTTTAACTTTTCAATCGACAGCGTAGTTTTTGGCTGTTGAATGAACGGGTTATGCATGATAGAGTCTTTAATTAACTTCATAAGGTATACTTTCCATAAATACTACTATATTTATGTACGTATATAATGATTGGAGATCATAGTGAAGATTGGGTTTATTGGTATAGGAAAACTTGGGTTACCTTGTGCAGAAGTTATTGCCGAAAAGGGGCATGATGTAACAGGGTATGATGTTGTTAATGTTAAGAGCGACAAAGTAACAGTTTGTTCTAGTATCAAAGAGACTGTTAAGGATAGAAATATTGTATTCATTGCAGTACCTACTCCGCATCATCCAGACTATGATGGCAAAGCACCTACGGCTCATTTAGAACCTAAAGACTTTGGATACGACATTGTAATTGATTGCATACGTGAAGCAAACATGCACATGAATAAAGATCAATTACTTGTATTAATTAGTACAGTATTACCAGGCACAGTACGTAGAGAATTTGCACCACTAGTAACTAATACTAGATTTGTTTACAATCCGTATTTAATTGCAATGGGTACAGTTGCATGGGATATGGTCAATCCTGAAATGATTATGATTGGCACAGACGATGGAAGTACTACAGGTGATGCAAAAGAATTAGTAGACTTTTACAAAACTATAATGGAAAACGATCCACGTTATGAAATTGGTACGTGGGACGAGTGCGAATGTATTAAAGTATTTTACAATACATTTATTAGTGCAAAAATTGGATTAGTTAATATGATACAAGATGTTGCAGAAAAGCAAGGACATATTAATGTTGATGTAGTAACTAATGCACTTGCTAAAAGCGACCAACGTATTATGGGTCCAAGTTATATGAAAGCAGGAATGGGCGATGGAGGAGCATGTCACCCAAGAGATAATATAGCTCTACGCTACATGGCTCAAAACTTGGGGTTGCAATATGATATATTTGATGCTATAATGAATGCAAGAGAAGTGCAGGCTAAAAATATGGCAAATTATTTGATTAAGATTGCTGAGGAGCGTTCTTTACCAATTTTGTTAAATGGCATTGCATATAAACCAGGAGTACCATATACTGACGGAAGTTACAGTTTGTTAGTAGGACATTATTGTAAAGAAGCAGGCTATCATTGTATTGAAGTTGATCCAATGGCTAGTCCACAAAAAGGTCCTTTTACAGCCGTAGCATTATTAGCACATCCAACTCTTTACTGTTATCTTAGTGAAGGAAGTGTTGTAGTTGATCCTTGGAGAGAGTTCGAGTCTAAAAAGTTAGAAGTATTCCATTATGGAAACACACGATGAAGAAAATTTTAATTGTTGGTGACAGTAATGCACTAGGTGAATGGGGAACTATTATTCCAGGACCTGCTTGTGCAAATCCTAAACACCCAGAACTATTTGAACCATGGAACAAAGACAAATACTTAGAAGGTTCTGCACCTAAGCCTTTTCAAGTTGTATGGCCAGGCTTTGGTTATAACTTAGATCAAATGGGTCATGCTACTGCTAACTATGCCTTTGGTGGATCAGGTAACTTTGAAGCAATTTTTAAAGTTGAAGAAGCATTAGGTCTTGCACCTTGTTTTACTAGTCCAGTATTTTATAAACCTAACTTAATTATATGGATGCTTACTGAGCCTTGCAGAGATTTAAAAAGAAGTCTATGGCCAGATGAAGCAGGACTATATGACTTGCAAAAGTATTACGACCAAAGCGAAGATAAAATTAAAAATGCTAACAGCATTAAAGAGATAAGTGATGAATTACTTACAATAGCATTAGATGGCGCACAAGCAATTTATGAGGAAACAGGTATACCTTGGTTAGTAATTGAAGGTTGGGGTAAACTACCTAAAGATATTAGTAAGTACACTTTTATAAAATATGTACATCGTGAATGGATGGATAAGATACTTGGAAGACCAGTACCATTAATTAGTAGCTGGGGTACAGCAGAAAATGTTCGTAGACGTAGACCAGACCTAACAGAAAATGCGGCAGAAAGTTTACGTATGTTTGCTAGACAAAAACCTGAACTTAATATTCCTGTGTTACCAGAAGGTGAAGATACAGAGTTTAAAACTATAGTTGACGAGTACGAAAACGTAATTAAAATTATGACAGACAGCGACAGGTTTCCAGATAACTGTCATGTAGATAGGGTAATACAAGAGGAACTAGCTAACGAGATAGCACCACATGTATGATATTGTTTTTATAAGTTACGGTGAAGCAAACGCTGATAGTAATTGGGATAAACTTAAACAACAGTATCCAATGGCAAAGCGTGTTAAAGACGTTAAAGGAATTCACCAAGCACACGTAGCAGGTGCTAAAAAATGTTTTACAAAAATGTTTTGGGTTGTAGATGGTGACGCTCAGATAGTAGACGATTTTAAATTTGATCACGAAGTCAGTAGTTACGATTTAGATTGTGTTCATGTGTGGAGAGCAAAGAATCCTGTTAACGGATTAGAATACGGGTATGGTGGTGTTAAGTTATTACCACGTATGCTTACACTAAAAATGGACACTACAACAAATGATATGACTACTAGTATTAGTGATAAATTTAAAGCAATGCCAAGTGTTAGCAACATTACTGCGTTCAACACAGACCCATTAAGTACATGGCGTGGTGCGTTTAGAGAATGTGCAAAGTTGGCAAGCAAAACAATACAAGGACAACTAGAGGAAGAAACAAATGATAGACTTAAAACTTGGACTACTCATGCTGATGGAATACATAGTAGATATGCGTTACGAGGTGCTAATGCTGGTATGCAGTTTGGCCTTTCTGTCGGCGCTGATTTGGGGTTAATAAATAACTTTGAATGGTTAGAACAACAGTATGCAAACGATTCCGTTTAATAATATAACGTCTTTAGGACAAAAAACAATGTTAGACAATCCGTTGTTTAATGTTAGCTGGATCCTTGGACGGTTTTGTAATTATAAATGTACATATTGTTGGCCTTATGCAAATACAGATAAGCCAGACCATCAAGAATTAAGTTTATATAAACATACTATTGATGAAATAAAACGCCAAGCAAGAGATAACAACTATACACAGTTTCATTTTAGTTTTAGTGGCGGAGAACCAACAGCATATAAAAACTTTGGGGAACTCATAGAGTATTACTGTAGTGATACAGCACCAGAATATCAAAGTTTACATATGACTACAAATTTATCACCAGGAAGTAAATGGTGGAATAAATGGTTAGAGACAACTAAAGATTTGCAACGTAGAAGTATTACAGCAAGTTTTCATGCAGAGTTTGCAAATGAACAAGAATTTGGAGATAAGTGTTTACAGCTTATGAAAGAAGGAGTACTAGTAACAATTAATCAAGTTATGGTACCCGAACTATGGAAGGAATATTATGAAAGATCATTACGATTTATTGATAGAGGAATACATGTTACTCTTAAGCCACAAAGCGACCCAACTGCGTCATTTGTGGTCAGTGGTTACACGGAAGAACAAACAAAAATCCTCCAAACAGAATCAGAGCAAGACACTCCTCAAGTCAGGCTCAAAGCAAATGATGGAATAGAATACGAACTTGACCAAGCAGAAAGATTAAATGCATTTGGCTTTAATAAGTTTAAAGGCTGGACTTGTAACGCAGGATATCAAAGTTGCATCATACGTGGCGATGAAGTTAAAAGAGCTTACAGTTGTAGCGATGAACCTCTAGGTACGCTTAAAGACGGTTTTACGCTGTTTAAGACACCATCTAAGTGTGTAACTGATACTTGTGTTAGTAGTGCAGATAATAAAATACCAAAGGTACAACTATGAAGAAGTTATGGGAACGCTATAAGGCGCATGATAAAAAAGTAAAAGAAGCACAAGCAAACTTTAAAGTTTCTGATATAAAGAACAAATACGTTAGAGCATTGATGTGGATTTTTATGCTTAAATTTGTATGGGATATTACTACATTATTTGAAAAGTATTTGCCTATGCCAACAGTATATAAAATACTAGGATTAGGATGGACAAAGTTAGGCTATTATGTGTTTTGGTTATTATGGTTTATATTCTTAGTAGTAGTATTATACAATGTATTAGGTGAAGAAGCCTTTGATAAGTTAGTTAACGAATTATGAAAATAGATATTAAAGATATTAAGTTTTGGATGGACGCTATTCGCAACAGCGATGATAGAAGCCGTACCTTAGAAAGTTTCTGGGGTGGACAACTAGAGTCTAAAACTTGGTTAGTTGAATCTTTAAGTGCAAAAGCTAAAACAATTAGTAATGCTAATGCTGTTATACATGGTGGTTGGAATGGTGTGTTAGCAAATATGCTATTCAATAGTGAGATTGGTATTAAACATATTATAAGTGTAGACCTTGATCCTGTTTGTAAAAAAATTGCAAGTACAGTAAATAAACGACAAGAAATGGAAGGTATGTTTGAAGCAGTTACAGGAGATATGTGTAGTTACGAATATACAACTAGTCCTTACTTTGTTATTAATACAAGTTGCGAACATATTACACCAGAACAATATATGCAATGGTTAAATAATATACCAAAGGGTACAAAGATAGTTTTACAATCTAATAACTATTCTGAATTAGAAGAACATGTTAACTGTAGCGAAACGCTAGACGAGTTTGTAAAGAAATCAAAGTTAAATGTTGAAGTTGCAAAAGAATTACAATTAACAAAGTATAAAAGATTTATGATCATAGGAACAAAAGATGTATAATTACGAAGACGTAACAGCAATCCATTTAGAAGTAACTTCTAAATGCCAAGCAAAATGTCCTATGTGTCCAAGACGGTTACATGGTGGGCCATTACTTGAAGGATTAGATCTTACAGAAATTAGTTACCAAATGTTTACTGAATGGTTTCCTATAAGTTTTGTACAACAATTAAAGTTTCTTAGTATGTGCGGAAACTTAGGCGACCCTATCATGGCTAAAGATACACTAGGTATAATGCAATATCTACGTAAGCATAATCCTTTTATGACTTTGCAAATGCACACTAACGGAAGTGCTAGAACACCAGATTGGTTTAAAGGTCTAGCAGATG